GTGGGAGGGGTTCCTGCTAGTGGGGGTTGAGAATAATAGGAGGATTGATCATGAGTGATCAATTTGAGTTCACTGCGGCGGATGCTGGAATCGTGAACCAGTTCTGCCGGCAGGTCGAGCGTGGAGAAGTCCACGATTTTCCTGCACCACTTGGCGATTTACGCGCCTGTGTGGATGATCCGACGATCGACGCGGACCTGATCCGTCGTCGATTTGTTGGCGAATTGTGGAGTGCTTGTGAGCTTGAGGGCTCACCAGGCTGGCGGAAAGAGGCGGAGCGATTGCAGTCACTGAATATGGGATCATCTTCGCGGTCATTGCCTTATCGGGTTAAGAGACCTGACGGGGGAATGTCATTGCAGGATCGTTTCTATGTTCCGTTTACTGCTCGTGATGTCCATATTGACGCTCGCGCCGCTGATTATGCCGACCAGCAGGTTGCGAAGTTGTGGCCGCGTGGGAAGGCGAGAGTTTCTCCAATACCGCTGGATGATGCGGTCTGCCTTCTGCGCACAGACACTAACTTCGGCTTTCCGAGATGCACGACGGATCATGAGGCGAACTTCCACTATTACTATCTGGAATCTGCCAGATTGGAACTTGGGGGTTTCCCGCTCGCAGAGGCATCGGACTATCCGTGCGTTGGAACATTTCGCACGGCAGCTGCGGGTTTTCATCAGTATGCGAAAAGTCGTGCGCTGTCAATGTACAGTCGCGTTCTCGTTAACCACGAGAAGAGATTCCAGGTCCCGTTCTTTCGCGCTTTCCGCGAACTTAAACCGTTCGCGGCGTGGCGAGGGCAGGGGGATGTGGATCTTGCCGTGACACAGATGCTTGACAGCAACCCAGGAGCGTTGAAGTTGTCACTTGACTTCACGCAATTCGATGCAAGTGTGCCACCTGAAGTGCTTGTTCGGTTCTTTGGGATTATGGCATCCTGGTGTACTTCGGAGTCGAAATGCGCTGTAGACTTCCTTGCCGAAGCCTTTATGCGCACGGGGATTATCCTCCCTGATGAAGTCCTTGACGGGACTCAGAGGTTTGGGGGTATTCCCTCCGGTTCGGGATGGACGAACTGGGTCGGGAGCAACGTGAACTTGTGGGTCTTGCATTATGCCGCACGAAGGTGTGGTGGTTCCGTGCTTGACGTGCAGGTGAATGGAGATGATGGTCTCGCTGTGTTTAACAACGTTGATATTCCGTCTCTCTCAGCGGTGCT